CTGAGCTACGAAGGCGTACCCGTAGTTGGATTCGAACCAACGCTGTATAGATTTTAAGTCTACCGCCTCTACCGCTGGGCTATACGGGCAAGATTAATCATTTGGAATTTCTTGATCTGGAAAATCCATTTCAATTAATCCCATTTCTCTTGCCATTTTTCTTCCCTCTTCAGTTATTTCTATTAATGCTTCTAAATTTTCATTGTATGTAATGTTAATATAACCAGACTCATATAAACGCATTAAAGATTCGTCAACATATTCTTGATGGGCTTCCCAAAGTTCTGGAGCTATCTCTTTGGCTTTTTCGGTTATTGAAAATATAAGTTCACCAGATTCATCCATGCCTTCTAGTTCGATGGCACCCATCTCCAGATACTTTTCCATCTTGTCCTCTTCCATTTTACCTCTCGTGCAACAAGTAGGACTTGAACCTACGATTACCGAATTATGAGTTCGGGGCTTTAACCAACTAAGCTATTGTTGCTTAGGGTCTTATTGTACCGTTCCATCTTCGTTTTTGTCAATAGTATTTTCAACCAATTGCTGTACATATTCTGAAAAATGTTTACGAATATTTCCCATAGGTCTAACACCAGCGGCTAACCATATTCTTTTATATTCAATTACATTAGAAAAAGTTGTTGGACATAACATTGTTCCATTATATTCTTTAAGAACAGTTGGCAGTGGAACATGTTTTCCACAACACTTACACTCTTTAGCTTTTTCTTGATATATACTCATATTACTGTCATCCTATCTACTGCTTCCTTCAAGTATTCTGGCATCTTTGGTGCCCTAATCATATTGTAGTTATAAGTTACTCCGTCTGCTGGTGTTCCAAAATCATCTTGAAATGCCATTGACTCATACGTATGTATTTCAACTTCATCATTTGTATTAAATCTACTTCTACTTATTGAATTATATATAGATCCACAAACAGCATCCGCCAAGTCTTTTGAACCTTTTCTTGGGTGATCTACTTTATCTCTCATAATCTTTAACTGTAATAGTTCATCGACTAGTAAAGGAATTGCTGGTCCAGATAATCTTTCTTCCAAAACAACCATAGCCATATCGTCATAATGTTTCTTTGCAACAGATAAAATTTCTGTATTGATTCCGTACTGCTTTAATTGCTGCATCATGTCATGAGAGTTCCATCTATCAAATGTGCATATTCTTATTTTAAAACCACGAGTTCTTAATGAAAGAATATAATCTTTGACTTCAGTAAAATCAACAGATTTATCTGGGGTAGGAGTCCAATACCTTACAGCATCTACCTCAACTATTGGAGCTGGCTGAGAGTATGTGTCTGTAACTTTGACATTAACCCACTTGCTAACATGAGCCATTGCAACTGCACAATGGTCATGCTTTTGAGCCAAGTCAACGTGAATAAAGTATTCTTTATCTGGATCTGGTATAAACCAATCCTCTAGTCTTCCAAACTGATCAATTGCAAAATGACCTTTATTAAAAGCCTTTTCAATTTTTTCTCTTGACTTAAAGAATGCATCTACCATCTCTGGTGGCATGCATGCAAATCTTCCAAGAGCATCTAGCGAGTTTTTATAAAATGCTGTTTTAAAGTCATCAATGCTTCTTGTTGGATTTACTTCCCAAGTTGGTCTCTTTAAAGCATATACTTTAGGAATAAGGTATGACTTAATGTGATCTTCTTCCCATTGAACTTCAAACTCATTACCTTCCGTTCCGTCTGGTAATTCCTCATCCATCTTAAACTTATGAGTTCTAACTAAAGTTTCTTTTTCTGCTATAACAGAATCATATCTTTTTTGAATTGGGTCATTCTTAAAACGTGGGAAAGAAAGCAATATTACTTTGCCAAAGTCTGGAAAACGTGAGTCTACTGATGCACGGTACATGTCATATATGGCATCAGCAGTTTTTGCTTGATCATGTCCAGTAGTATTTTCAATTGCAAAACCAGAAATCTCATCAAGGATAACAATAAGAACGTTATATCCTTCCCAAGCTTCACGCTCTGAGTGCCCAGAATGAACTGTTATGCCCTTATCAAACTTCATTTCAGAAGCTTTGTCAGTATACTTTCCAGTAAACCATGGAGACTTTTCAATGCGTGTTTTAAATCCTTTGAAGAAAACATTGTTTGCCTGTTGTGCGTTAATAGCAATATTAATAATATCTATTGCATCTCCTGGAGGTTTTCCATAATAAGATGCTGGGTCTTTTAAACATAGCAATAAATAAACAGCATAAGCAACAGAAATTGTTGAACAATAATCTTTTCCAGAACCTTTTCCAAGCTGAGCAACTACTTCATTTGCAGTTTGCTTGAATCTAATTCCACCTTCTTCTTCTCCAAATAATTTTTTAAGAGTAGACTCTTTATAAATTTGAGATGACTTTTCAATCAAAGTATATTGTAATTCTGAAAGTGGTGGCAAGCCAAGATAGTTTGGATCTGTTACAAATGTACGAAGATCAACTGGACGTTCTTCAAATTCTTCGCCATCCAATATATCTATTAAATCATTAAAATCAAATTCCACTTGCATCCTCTACAAGGATTGGCTCGACTATTCCAGTTATTTGCGATAGTCTTTTTGCTACTTCTAACTTGCACTTAGGGCATGTAGAAGTAACTTCTTTTAATATTTTAACAAGAATCTCTTGTTTTCTTTCTGCTTCTGCTACTTGTGATGCAATTTGAGTATTTTCTAATACACCAACTGACTGAAGCATACCAATTCTTTTTGCCTCTATATCAGCAATTAGCTTTAAAGTTCCAGACTTAACACTTAGCTGCCCAGCCTGATCCGCATCTTCTACAGTTTTCCAAGCTTCTTTTATAAGCATTGCATAATGTTGATCTGCTCCAGCCAAAGCTTCTCTGGCACGGTCTCTAATGCTATTGTCATTATGTACGACAGATTTCCACTCATCAATAAATTCAAGAACTTCTTTTCTTTGGAATCCAGTAAGTGTTGCTATCTGAGTTGGCGTGTTGCCCTTTAATAATTCTTCTACCACACGATTCATGCGGTCAAAATGTTGGGCTAATTCTATTTCGCTCATTAAACTATTATACTTTTAGTTGACTAAAATGTCAATCCGTTTCTGCCTTAGCAATTTTATAAAGAATTAAATATCCAATTAAATCATCAATATCATTATCTCCAGCATAGCCCTGGTTATTCATAACTCTATTTAGTTTATCATCTATTCTTACCTTAAGTTGTTCTGTTGCGTCCGCCCTTGAAAATATTCTTGCTGGGTTAAGGGCTGAATCTCCGTATGAAATATTTTTTTCAATAAGAAGATGTGCTATTTCATGACATGCTGACCAGATCTTATTTCCAGACGGAGCACCTACTGAATGCAGGTATAAATCTCTGCAACTAAATTCGGTTGCATCCTCATAAACTGGCTTTAACACATTATCTCCTAGCTGATAAAACTGCTACAAAATGATCATTGGAATCATTGTTTGGGTCTTTTTGATATTCAATTTGGTTTATTATAAAATATTTTTCAACCATTGGCAATACCTTAGTTTCCGTATGATCTATCCATGTTCTGCTGTGAAGAACTAATCTATTTGTCATTTCTGATATCGCATATAAATAATTATCCAACTCATTATCTTCTATATGCTGAAAAACTAAACTTGCCAACACGGCATCAAAACGTTCCCGCCTTAAAAGCTCCCAATCTGTTGTGTATGTAATCTGTTCACGATCACCAGATTTATTTTCTATTGGAACCAAATCTATCATGTTTGGAAGATCGTATCCTACAACTTGTCTAAATGACTCTGACAAAACCTTTACATTTCTTCCAACTCCACAACCAAAATCAAGTGCACGATCACCAGACCCCATTAAAGCAATAATATTTTTGTAAACTGGCATGTCTTTAAATTCACCAACGTAACCAGTCAATATTGCATCTCCAGCTGTATCAGCTTTGACGCTTTGCCAAAATTCTTTTGTCATCTTTTTTTAATTAATCCAAACTCTTGTAAATACCTTTGTATTGTCATGGCGGAAACTCCGCATTCTTTTCCTATTTCAGTTACTGTTTTCTTTTGAACTACATATCTTCTATATAGCCACTCTTTACTTTGATATAGCTTCATCGTTCTGTTAATACCTTGTTAGCGTAATGTGCAATACCAAAACTATCTGCAACATCAAAATCCACCACATTTAAATTATACTTTCTATTAAAGTAGTCAGCAGTTCTTTGCTTCCTCATATTTCTTAATTGATTTTGATACCAAGAATCAGCATATCCTGGATTCTTTACTCTTATTGCTTGTTTTTCTTCTTTAGTTGGGTTTTTGTTACCAATATAAGCTTGCCAAGAAGTTGGGCTGATTGTTATGACTTTTGCACCAGTAGACATTAATTCTGCAATTACAACACCATATACATATGATAATTTAATTACAGCGTCTGCTGACTTAACAAATACCGCACCTTCAACAACAATATAATCTGACTTCAGTTGATCTAACATTGAATGCATTTTAATCTTAGCATCATGAATTTTTTCATATATGTCATTTCCAACTAAATCTATTTTACCCCACTTTAAAGGTTTATCGTCTTCCATTAAACAAAAGGCTATAGAGTTAGTTGAAGCATCAATGCCTAAAACACGATTTGCTTTAGCTTTTACTAGGTCAGCCAATTTCATTTAATTTATCCAATAAGTTTTTCTTATTAAGTTCTTTTGTCTTAATATTTTTTTCACATGTAGCACATAAGTTAGATTGATTGTACCTGCTTAGCTGAGATGTACACTTTTTGCAAACACGCAAAGCACCATTTCTAATTGCTTTTTTCTCATAATATTTTTCCATAATCCTGCGATTTGTTGCAACACGACAGCATTCATCACAACAATATTTTTGATTATGAGTTTTTGGCTCAAAGTTTTTGGCACATTCTTTGTTATTACAAATCATATCTTTGGTACCACAAATGCAGGAATTTGAATTCCATCTCTTGGAAGTTCATAGCAAGCATCTTTTACTGGACAGTATTTACATGTTGATGTGGACTTTGTAAAATGTCTATAAGGAAGATCGCCGTCTTTAAAGTTATCCCAAACCTCGCAAAGCCAATCAAATGTATCATTAATTATTTTTGTATTTCTTTCATTCATTTGAACTGGTATGATAAGCACTTCTTGTGTATTTTTGTTTTCATACAAAAAGAAACCCTCTTTAGCATTTGTAAGTTTCATGTATGTAAGAAGCTGAAGCATGTGGTTTGCAGAAGATTTCATCTCAGCTTGTCTGGTGTCCCAAACTTCTTGCTTAGCAGTTTTAATTTCTCCAATTACCTTTTCTCCATCAACATTAAGAATTAAATCTATAAACCCTCTGATTGGTGGATACTCATTTTTAATTTCTTCTTCTTCTGAAACAAATGTTGGAAATGTTTTAATAAGCCCTTGAAGTCTTTCATGTGCTTGTGTTCCCTGCTTCATATTAGCAATTGCTACAGCATCATTATCATCAATAAACATTACACCACTAAATGCAAGATACCAATATCTTGGACAGTTGCCATGACCATAACCAATTGTGCTAGGGCTAAATGACGTCTTGGTTGTTACTTGATTACCACGCTTTGTTGCAATATATGCTTCATTTAGCATGTCACCAAAGTCTGCTGGATTAAACTTGCCAGTAGACTTCTTAAACTTTAAGTTGCTTACTATATCTCTTGCCACTATGAATTAAACCTCACAACATATTTTAAAGCATCTACTAGCTTGTCGATTGCTTCTTTTAAAGAATAATAA